GGTTACACAGATTCCACGATGGGAATATGTTTAATGGTGGACCTGGCGGGATTCGAACCCGCGTCCAGAACACTTTTCTCTTTGCTTCATACAGCAATAACTTATACTATACTATCTTTTGACGAGCCCGTCAAGATCTATCCTCGCCTAATAATTCTAATCTAAATTTGCTATGCAAATACGCTTAACGGATAAAACTATTTATTGTCAAGTAATAGTTCCTAATGGTTGTCTATTATTGTTCGGAGCCGTTGAAGTTCCTTGATCAACAGTTATAGTTGTAGTAGCATCTGCAGTCAGTGCATCGCCTAGTTGTTTGTTTACCAAAATTATTTGATCTAATAATGGTAATAATGTTGGATCAATAGTATCTCTGTATACTTTTTCAAATGCTACAATATCATTGTATGTATCTGTGTCGTCATCAGCTAGTGCGGCGGCTTTATCTGTTTCAAACCTCTCTAACATATCATGTACCATTCCCATTTCTTGCACTAATACATTTTTAGATTCTGCTTTTCGTTGTTCCAACTGATCGGCGTCAATTAATGTCTGCACTTGTCCCATTGAAGTATTAACATCTGCTAATGCGGCAGTAACTGAAGGAAGTCCGGATAACGGATTAGATGCTATTCCTACATAGGTTTCATATTTGGTTTGAAGATCAGCTACCGCTACTTTGTTTGCTAAAAAACTAACAGTATTTTTTAAACTTACTACTTCTCCAAATCCTTCAATTCCATTTTTAACCAGTATTTTATCTGCGGCATTAAATGGAATTTGAATAGTATTATAAATTTTTTCAAGCCCCGATGCCGTATACATTTCAGTTGCATAGGCCTGCACATTTAGCATGGCTTGTTTTAAAGGTTCTGCACTTGTTGCAATAGCCGGATAAGTTAATACTATTGTGTCGTAATCAGCCCCAGGACTGATGTCATAATACGGTGGAGTGGCTTTGACTTGTACGGCTGCTGATGTTTCTGCAGGATTACCTGCCACTATTAAATCTTTAATAAAATCAATTTTATCACTGATAAAATTTTTAATTCCATTAAAAATACTACTAAAACTAACCTGTAATTCTTTAACCGGTGCTTCTGCAACCCCAACGACAGCCAGAGCATATTGAGTAGCAAACGCAAATACAAGATCCATAATACCTGCCTTAGCCGCAACTGGACTGCCTGCCATTGTGATGTTTGGTACATTTTTTTGTTTATTTTGATTAAGCCAAATTCCTAATTGTGTTAAAGATGTTTTTAAAGAAATTGCTTCTGCTTGTGGTACTGTAACATCGCCCATATCAATCTCCTTAAACTAGTGCAATGCCGGTGGTACCCTGCATATATTGATCAGCGGCGTCTTTTTTGCTGAGTACCATAGCAAATACGTGATCACGTTTTAATGTATAAGAATCTGATTCGCCAAGGAACAACCAAGGAATCATTCCAAGACCTTGTGCGCTGGCAGTAATAGCCAATGGACGATTTATTTTAATGGTTGCATCCGTCTCTTCTTCTAAACGAGCAATAATTTCATCACCATTAAGTAACTTTAAACTAACTACTGACCCTTCTGTGATTGGTTTTTTTAATAACATGTTATCCTTTTTTATGTACTGATTGCGTAATTTCACTTTTACGTCTATTATTTTCTCTTTCGAGATATTTTATTCGGTGTTCTAACTCATTGAGTATCACTGTCAATTTTTGTATCTGTTGTTCTAATTGAACAATTTTTGTATCAGGAGTTATCATTAGTATCATCACCTATAAGTTTTTCTAACAACTTATAGTTATCATATGCTTTCTTCAGTGCGGCAAATTTTTCTAATTTTTCTGGATCTGGTTCCTGTAGAATAGCTAGTCTATTTTCTATCTTCTCAAGAAGTTTAACTAGACTGCGTCCTTTCCATTTAATATCACCTTCAAACTCTGCATCACTTGTTACATGTAATCCACTACTACCATTAGTTGTGATCCAAGGAGACGTAGTGTTGGTAGTATAGATTGTAGGACTACCACTCCACATATTATTTCCTGTATTATGGTAGGTATATGGTAAAGTAGATGCACTATAGGTATATGGTAAAGTAGATGCACTATTAATAGTAATATTACTATATGATTTACTAATATCTATAGAATTATATGATTCGGTGATATCTTTTAACGTATCATCATCACCATCTATACGAATTTGGTCATTGGCTATAATTGTCATATAACCACCTTACTGAAATATCTTTTTAATTCATCGAACCCGCCAATATGAGCATCGTCTAAAAATATTTGAGGTACTGTTCTAGCATTAGGAACAGCTTCTAATAATTCCTCTTTACTATATCCGTCACCAATTTTACGTTCTTCAATTTCGTAGCCTTTATTTTCTAACATTGCTTTAGCTTGTTCACAATAGGGACAGTGGTATTTGCTCCATATAATTGCTTTCATTTTTATTTTCCTTATAGGTCTGGTAATTCTTCATAGGATACAGCATCACTCATAACACCAATGACATAGTTGGTACTTTCATTTTCTTGTAATGCTGTTTGTTTTTTATTGATGTTCACATGTTTGTTAAACCAGGGTATAGGACTAGAACGAGGATGATCTTCTATATATTTGATTCCAATTTCTTTTAATTTGGTAAATGCTGTGTAATCTACAAAATCTTTAAGGATTTCTGCATTAAGACCGATAACTGGTCCTTTACTAAACAGATATTCAGCCCATTCCTTTTCTTCACGTATTACATCTATATATAATTGATATACTTCAGTTTCACATTCTAATTTAGCTTTGACAAATCTCTCATCGTCTTTTATTACATTATTAATTAACCAAGCTGTCCATTCTGTATGTAAAAGTTCATCTTGTAGAATTAGACTAATAATGTTACCATTGCCAATATAGATTTTATTTTCAACCATGGCTAAACTAGTAGCAAAGCTAACCATAAATCTTAAGGCCTCTAATGCGTAACTAGCGTTTAGTGCCATCCAGATTGCTTTGATATGTTCTTCTTCGCGAACCATACCTGTCATTTCACTGCTTAATTCTTTATGGCAATTTATTCTGTGTAGTTCGTCGTAATACTTGCCAACACTTGCTGACATCTCTACTATTTCTTTTGTATCGTGGATTTTGTTAAATTCTTCTTTTGGTACTCCATATACGTTCCTAATAATATGACTATATGATTTACTATGAATATTAGTTTCAAAGAAACTCCAATTACTTACTAATGCTTCTAATTCTGGAATTGATATTACAGGACTAAAAACTTGACTAGGTGCTCTTCCTTGAATACTATCTAATGCTGTTTGCCTTAATAGATTACTAGTAAAAATATGCTTAATAGTATCGCTGGCCTCCCTATGATCCATCTTGTCTTTAGTAAGACTAATTTCCTCTGGTACCCAAAAAAATCCGCGAGCAAGTTCTTCAAATTTTGTTAGTCTTGGATATTTAACTTCTTCAAATCGTTGAACTGTAACAGGGCCTTCTGGATCCAAGAACATCTTACGTTTGAGGTAATTTGTTTGTTTACTTAAATTGTATTGTGCTTTACTCATTTTATATCTTTATAGTTTACATGCTTCGCAATCTTCGTCTAGTTCTATAACCGTTTGATGACCAAATCCATTTGTCGGCAGTGTTATAGTTTTTTCTTCCATATAGGCTTTTGCTCCAACTTTATTGATTAAGCTATAGTATATACTCTTAATTCCCCATTTGTAAGCCAACATCAGATTTTTGGCTATTAATGTTCCGGGAACCTTGCCTCCTTGGAAATGCGCAGGATTATAAAACGTATTAGTACTCAAACTTTGATCTATATAGGCCGCTAGTACTGCTGATGTTTTCAAATAACCAACACAATCAAGTTGATCCCACATTAGTTGATAACGATTCTTTAAACGTCTGTACTCAGGCACAACTTGTACAAACGAACCAGCCTTCGATTCCTTCACAGAAATCAATTCCATCGGCATTTCAATTCCGTTGGTGGAGTTTAGAACAACTGAGCTGGACTCAACCGGTGCCACGGCCATTAGTGTAGCATTACGGATCCCATATTTTTTCATACGGCTACGTAATGGTTCCCAATCTAAACTAGGTGTAAAATCTGTTAGTTCGTTAACACCTGGGTTACGGCGTTCCCAAGGAAATATTCCCTTACCATAATAAGTGTGTTCGCTACGCAGACATGGGCCACGCTCCTGGGCCAATTCCACACTGGCTTCAGTAAGATAGTATGCTTGGTGTTCCATCCAACGTTTGACTTCAGCAAGACTTTCTTTTTCACCGTATTTGATATTACGACGAGCATGCCAGTAGGCTAGATTAGTAATACCAACACCTAATGGTTCAAAATCTGTGTTGGCTAACTTGCTTTGTATTGACAAAAAGTCTTGATAGTTGAGTAAGTTAGAGAGGGATCGTACAAGGACACGACACGCTTTGCGCATCTCTTGTGGATTACGAAATGCACCCCAATTTATACTGCCAAGAGTGCAAAGAGCAATTCTGCCCGTCTCGTCTTCAATTCGTTGAAAAGGTCTGGTGGGCAACAGTATTTCTTGGCACAGATTAGACTGATAGATGGGGTCAACAGTCGTATCAAACGGACCTTGGTTGATGACGTTGTCAATGTTAACCAGGTAGATTCTTCCAGTATCCGTACGCTCTTTAAGTATGCCGTTCTTGAAGATCTCTTCTGCTGACACCACTTTCTTTTTAATACTCTTATCGAGCTCATATTTCAAATATAGTTTTTCAAATTCTTTTGAGTCACGATAATATGATTGGTACAAGTCTGGAACTTCATGCGGATCAAACAATGTGATCATTTCATTGTTTTTGTAGCGATTCCAAAACATCTTGTTAACTACAACACTGTAGTCCATTTGACGTACACGAGTTTCTTCCACACCTTGATTGTTCTTTAACACAATTAAGTCTTCAAACTGGGCATGCCAGACAGGGAATGTAACTGTACAACTGGCGTTGCG